GCGGTGAGAGTTAAGGTTTAAAAGATTTTTTGATTTTTCTTTTCAAACCCACTGCGAAACATGCACTAAAACGCGCTCAAATCAATTCTGAGCCGTTTTCTTGGTTTTAGATGCCCGTTAGGGCATGGAAGGCGCAAAAAATGCTTACAGAGGATTTCAGTGGCTAAATTGCGCCGAAGCGTGAGCGATTAGCGAACTACTGAACATTCATAGCCCACAAAACCGCCCCTTATCCTGCTAAGCCGTGAGCGAAGCGAACCAAAAGCACGGAATTAACAGCGAGTCAGTAGTTGGACGGTCGAAGACAAAAGATTGCTACAGCGACACCAAATAGCCCATAGGGCGCATAGGAGGAGCAGCGATTAGCTGCGACATCCTTATTGGTTATCAATTGAATTACTTTGAATCTCAGGTATCCAAATTTTTGTAAAAGCTGGTCTTTCAATTTTTCCAACTCTGCTGGTACATGTATTTTTTTCTGTAAGTCGATACATATCAGGGCAATAAAATTCTTTTGAGTTAGAAATGGGCGAAATAAAAATTAAAAAAAGTGCAGTAAGTAATTTTTTCATGATTAACTCTCTCTAACCTTAAGTGAAACGAATGTTAAACACATTTTAAATGTAGTTTATTGATTTTAGGGGTCAAGGGGGCGAAGCCACTTGCAAGGCTCCGAAGTATATAGAATGGCGTTAGCCGTTCGTATATACTTCGGGTAGCCTTGTTTAGATATTGCATGTGGGGGTGAAAATGAGTAAAAATAGGCAAATGAACATCCGGTTAAGTGATGCCGATTACGAAAAAATACAGTCAATAGCGAGTAAAACGAACAGAACCGTAAGCGAATTACTAAGAGACCACATCAACAAGATTGCGGTGAAAGATTCAGAACCGGAGCGAATTAGAAATATCAATTTAAACCGCATCAACGCCAATCTGAACATGATTGCAAAGTGGGTTAATACCCATAAAGAATTAGCGGATTCATTAAAGGTGATCGAGTTACTGATTAACATCGAAAGACAGGTAAAAGAATTATGA